GTGCCTGTCACAGTGTTATTTGCAAGATTAACTGTTTTGTTAGTAACTGTCTCTGTTCCAGCAAGTGTTGCAAAGTTATCATCAGACAATGCAGTGTTAAACTCAGCAGTTGTGCCTGATAGAGTATTATCTGTCAAATCAATAGTCTTATTGGTAAGCGTCACTGTATTAGTCAATGTTGCAAAGTCATCATCAGACAATGCAGTATTGAATTCAGCTGTCGTTCCAGTAAGAGTATTATCTGTAAGAGAGATACTCTTTGTAGTGAGTGTTTGTCCAGCAGTTCTAAGAACAACTGTATCTGAAGTTAGAGCAGAACCATCACCCAAAAGTGTATAGAGTTCTACGAAGTTGGCGTTGATCTTGCCTGCACCAGTGCGGAGGTCATCACCTGTTCCGTCATTCGCAGAAGCACCACGCCCAATTGTTTGATAAGCCATTTTGGTTTCCCCTAAAGTTTGTTTACTTAGTTATTTATAATCCTTTTACAGACTATTTTGTTGTTTTGTCAAAAGTTATGTCTTCACCAATAGTTTGTGTTCTATCAAATGTGAAGTCTAACATTGCCCACCCATAACGAGTAGTAGATAATTCTGAATCATCAAATCTTAGATTATCATCATCACTATCAAATCTTATATCCAATCCACTGAACAATTCATTTGTTACAGTTCCAGGCGTTGCCTGATCGAATGTATGTTCACCAGCATCCATTGTAACTGCACCGTCAAGTTTAGTTACAGTGGTATCAAATGTTGCCTCAAAGTCTACCTCATTACCAGATGCAATATCAAATGTGATTGTGGTTGAATCCATATTGATTGAACCATCATCAAACGATTCTGCATATCGACCTTCAGTATCTCTACCTGTTCCATCAGAAACGGATTCATCGAACAACTGAATACCATCATCGAAGGTTAAGAAGTCATTATCAAATGCATTGATCAATCCACCTCTACTAACAAGAATTTGTGATGGTGGAGGAACATTAATTTTAGTAGTGAACGCAGAGTTTGGAATAATAATCTCTTCACCTTGAAGAGAACCTAAACCATCTTCCAATGTAATCTTATCACCATTATAATCCAAAGCATTTTCAAGTCTTAGGAAATAATAATCGGATACAGATTTGATTGTGTAGTGTCCAAACTGATTAATATTATATAGGTCACGAGACAAATCATTGTTTCGTGTAATTCTTCTTAGAGCTGTATCATGATAGTTTGATGCAGGCTCTTCTGTAATAATAGGTTCAACAGCAAATGCATATACTGGAAGATTTGCTAGAGATGTATGTCCTGTCCATAAAGAACCACCTTGAAGTCCAACACTGACCTTTACATGAGATGATGCAACAACATCTCTTTCTCCATCAACAAGATCAGTCGTTTTGTCTACTCCAACTTTAGGAGTCGCACTTAAAGAACCAACATCTACTGTTCTTGTAATTAATCCATTACTTCCAACCTTTATTGAACCAGCACCAAGTCTTCTACCAAATACTGTCGTAAAGAGATTTGTAAAGAGTGAAGCAAGTTCTGGAGTAAATGTATCATCACCTGTGTATGATGGAACACTACCAGCAGCAGGAGTTTTGATTCTTGCAGTTTGTGCTAATGACTGTGCTTCTGCAAGACTTGTTGCAAGAGAAACCTCACCAAAAACTTGCCAACCAGCGGGATGAATTGTTCTCTTTAAACTATCTCTCCAGAAGTTAATTGATTCACCAATCCGAACAACATAAGAATAATCTTGATAAAATAAACTATCTTGAATTCTCATTGTCGTAGTAGATACTGAACCTCTGTCAGTAACAAACCTTCCGGCACCTGTTCCAATAACACCAACAGCTGATGTTGCAGTAGCATGGTCAGACTGTTCGACAATTGCGGTTACACCAGCGACTGTAGTGATAATATCTCCCTTTATAAAAGGAACTGAAGTTTCTATTTCTAGTAAGTTTCTATTACTATCAAAATCAACTACTGTTCCTTCATGACTTGAGAGTTCATCACCGGCAGCAAAAGAACCACCAGCGATTGACTTAATAAGAATGTTTCTGTTAAATGTTAGAGTAGGAGGACTTAAATAATTTAAACCAAAATTTGTAATTGAAACGCCTTCAGCATGTCCAATACCAGAAGTAGATTTTGCAAAGATTGTTGCACCAGAACCAGTTGAAGAATTAATTGTAAGTGTTGGAAGATTAATATAACCACCACCGTTCTTAATGACTTCAATTTTTCTTATTGAACCAGCCTCTGAAGCAACACCCAAATCTGCAAAGGTAGCATCTTCAATAATTAAAAGACTACCATCTTCCAGAACTAGGTTATCAGATTCACCAATTGAGGTTTCTTGTCTAAGATATACATTATCGCCCTGTTCTAATATAATGTCAGTTGCATCTTCAGAAATAATAGTTCCATCAGAATCTTCTACGGATATACCAAAGCCATGATTTGCAACAATATAATCTCCATCCTCTGTTATAAAAAAGTCTGGACTTGTAACTTGTTCTAAAGATAAAGCGCCACCAAGTGCAACAATCTTTGCAGAAGCATTCGAACCATTTGTATTTGCATTATTAAAAGATATATCATCATCTAGTGAATAATTTGTTCCAGCGTTATCAACAAACACTTCATTAATACCACCAGTTCCAGCAGTTTCAACTCTTAATCTTACCGTCTCACTACCACCAGCTCCAATATTAATTGTGTCACCAGTTTTATAATATAAACCACCGTTTGTGATTGTTCCTTCTGTCACAACACCAGTGGTTGTTGCGGTAATAGGAAGGTCTAAAACAGTTGAAAGTGTTTCTACGGTTTCTCCAATCTGGAATGTTCCAGATATAGAATCTTGATCGAGCAACAACTCAGTTACGAGAACTGAGGCCTCACGAAACTTTGTAAGTGATTGTATAATTGCTGTTGCCCCAGAATCTAAACCAGTAACGACTTCTCCAATAGCATCAGAAAAATCAGCATTACCCTGTTCCAAAACGTGCATGACTTTATCACGAGTCCATTGCCCGTCTGAAGCTCTCAACATATTATCTCTAGGATAAATTAATTCTGGATTTTCATTAAACAAAATTCTGAAGAATAGTTTATGTCCATCTTCAGTTCCTTTTGCCGCATATAAATCTCTGATGTTCTTTATAAGATTTCTTTTTGAAAGACCAGAGGCAAGAGTTTCTGGAACAGCCTCCATAAATGAATCTCTAAACTTATCTAAGAAACTATAAACTGTATTGTCAACATCAGCATAAGAAAGAAGTTGTTGAATATTTTGAATAGGATTGGCACGATAAGAACTTACAGTTCCTCTTGCACCAGAAGTTTGTCCAACTACCTCTTCACCAATTTCAAATAACTGTTGTGCAGATATAAAAATTCTATTATTATCATCAAAATCTTCTACAAGAATTTTTGCAGAAACTTTTGTGTTTTGACCAATAATAGTTTCTCCGTTAGTAAACTTACCAACAGAGTCTTCCATAACAACTTTATCTTCACTCTCATCTAAAATAAAATTGACGGTGTTTGTTTCTTGAACAATATAATTATTTGAACCAGATAGGCTAAGCTCTCCCGCCTCCAAAAACTCATAGTAATGTTTTAGGAAGGTAGAGAATAGGGGATGTTCTGCCTGAATGAATTCTGGCAGTTGTTGTTGTATACTAGGTGATACCCTGTTTTCTAGCTTTGCTGATATTGCCATTAGTAACCACTGTTGATATTAAGTGAACCATTTGATATAGAGGTTGCCGTTGTATAGTTTGCACCAGTAGAACTTCCAGAAATGATAGTATCCACTTGTCCAGTAATTACAGTATTACCCAAATCAATTTCAATAATTTGATTTCTTACTGGAACAATATCATTTGAATTAGGAACAGCAGAAACTCTTATTGTCGTTGATGCCGCATTATCAACATTTGATATTGCAGTAATGTTTGCAGAAGGTATTACTATTTCTCCAGTAGTATAATTAACTGTTCCAAATGTATTATCAATATAACTTCTTGTCTGTCCACCAATTAAATAAAACAGACGAACATTACCAGAGCCATCATCGTCAATATATACTGTGTTTGTCTGGCCAGAAATATTAAACCCACTAGAAGCAATCACACCACCAGCACCAGCATTGTGGTCATCGTGTGGGTGATATAGTGCATTAGAAAATTTAAGTATATACTGTGCAGTAGTATTAAGTCTAGGAGTAAATCTTTTAGACATTTTTATTGTCGTGATATTAGATGTAATAGAAGGATCACTATTATCAATCAAAGAAGTTATCTTTGAGTGTCTGAATATTCCTTCAAAATCTCTAAGTTGTTCTGCATTGTAATTAGTTATGGTTTGTCTAACTATAGTTTCTAAATCGGCAGCCGTCTTTGTTGTGACACGTTCATCGTAACTAAAGGTTGTAGTCAATCTAAGAAATGTGGTTTCTGGGTCTACGATAGTTGGTCGAATAGATGCAACATTATATTTTCTCAAAGATGTAACGATTGATTGTTTTTGTGCCTCAGTAAGTGATGTTCCATTCTTAGTTTTGATTGCTATATAAACAGAACCATAACTAGGAGGATCATTATCTTCTCCACCCCAAACTTGAACAGAAGATGCAGCAGGATATACTGTTGGAACAAGAGTTTTATAATCTCTTCCAGTAACAGCCCTTCCTTGTGATGCATAATCTAGTGGTGCATTATATTTAATTGATGTAATTGTTTCTGGTTCAGTGCCACCAATTGCGGCAGCTACTGTAGAAACTCTCAAGTCAGTAACCGTTGCAATAGCACCAGAAGGTTTAAATGTTCTAGCACCATTTGCAGAAGTCTTGTTAGTGACAATATATTCTAGAATTACAATATTACCATTTGATAATGCTTTACCAACAACACCATCTCCAAAGTATACTTCAAATCTTCCCTCAGAAATTTCTTGAATAAAATAGACATCACTATCTTGTCCTACTTGAGTAATGTCTGTTGCAAGAGAAAAGGATGTTGTGGTTGTATCCGAAGCAGAATTCTGAACAGAAACTTTAAGAGTTGTTGTATCTGCCCTGTTATCAGTAAGAATAAATTTTTGAGACTCGTCTGATGTATCTACAGTTTGTTTTGAAGTAATGAGAGTTCCTTCATAGATAGGAACATTTCGGAATTGTAATAGTCCGTCAACCTTTGTAACAGAAAAGGATTCATTGACAACAAAAGTATAGTTTTGTTCATTAACCGTTGTTGTGAATACATAACCCTTTTCAATAGTAGCAGACGTAAGAGTATTATCATTCAATCTAACATCAACATACGCAACAGGAGCTCTTGCAGAACGAGGAGTATACCCTAAAGTTTTTGCATGAGAGACAACAGAGTTTCTTTGTGTTGCAGTATCCAAGAAGGACTCGTTCACTGCCATATTAGCATTGTATGCCAAGTAATGAGTGTTGTAGGCAAGAGTATCCAAAAGGATATTCATACCAGAACCCTCAAAGTCATAATCGGTAAATTCAGACTGTCCCTTCAGAAAACTCTTTAGATTATTTTTAATATCATCAAAGTCTAGTTCAGTGACTTGAATTCTTTTTTCATTTACTGCCATCTTAGTCTCTCTTATCCTTTACCGTAGTCTCTCTAGTGATGTAGTAAGTTCTTCAATATTGCCTGGCGCATTGACCACATAAAATTGTATTTTAACAATGTATTCATTTCTATCACTGTTGTCGATTACATTAACACTAATTAGTTCTGCTCTGGGTTCATACTGTCCAATCACAGATGAAATTTGACTCTCTAAAATATCTGCAACAATTGGAGTTACATTTTCAAATAACAGTTCACGAACTCTACCAGAAATTTCTGGATGAAAAGGTTTGTCGTATGTGTTTAAGTTGATTAGATTTCTAATACTTCTTTTAACTGCCTCTACATCGCTCAATGTAGATATCTTTCCAGTAATAGGATGCTTGGAAAAGTTTAGGTTCAAGTCACGATAGATGAATGAACTTCTAGACGATTCGTTTGTAGCCTCTGCATCAGTAAATGCTGTTGGATTTGCAGTCATAGATTATCTCCTACATGTATTTATAACGAAACCTAAAGATTATGATAGGAACGGTTTTTGATATGTTCCTCTTCAATCAAGTCTTTGGATTGACCTGTATAACGAACTGCATGATGTTTCTCGATCAAATATTCATTAATTGATTTGTCAGATAAACTGGTAGTTCTCCACAGTTCCCCAAGAATACGACCGAACTTTCCTTCTGCATCCTTATGTGTTTTGAGAACAACTCCACCCTCATCATCCAACATACCAGTTAGGAATTCTTTTGCGGCAAGTCCATACTTCTTTTCTTCTAAATCTCTTGTGCGTGATTCTGGTGTGTCGATACCGTAAAGACGAATTCGTTCTTTCTTCAACCATACACCAAATCCCAAGTCAATGTCCACATCAACTGTATCACCATCAATAATCTTTACGACTGTGCATCTATACTCATACATTCTAAGTTCCCCTACTTCCTACAGGCTTACAGACATACTCTACTGTATCCCAATGGCCATCGGCCGGTATATCTACATACTGAACCAACATAGTTCTGCATTGTTCTTCTTTCTCAAACCACTGAACATCTTGTGCAATGCAAGTGCTTCCAGAACATACTGTTAATAGTATGTGCCAAATAATTTCCATGTTTATCCTCCAGCGAATACATTAGGAGACCCAGCAGCAACTGAAGTGCAAC